ATGCCGTACCCCCCGGCAAATGGTGCCGTACCCCCCGGCAGGAGCTGCCGCCGAACTAAATACAATAGAACTAAATACAAAAGAACTACAAACAGCCAGTAAAGCTGCAAAAGGCCAAAAGCCAGGACGAAATGCCTACAGCGACGAGTTCCAGGCCTTTTGGCAGCAGTATCAAAAAATTGGCAATAGAGCGACTGGTCAATCCAAGCCCAAGGCATGGGCTGAATACAAAAAGCTCACCAGAGGCGTTCAGGAGCGCCTACAAGGCACTTTGGCCGCTTCGTTGAAGGATCAGGCCAGAGGAGAGCAAAAGGGCCGGTTCCTGACCTGCTACCCCGATTGTTTTCGTTGGCTGCGTGATGGCCGTTATGAATCCTTCCTCGAAACTGCCACAGCAGCCACAGCCAAACCCAGCCACCTGACCCATCTTGGTGTTCAGGAAGGCGATCCCTTCTAACCCCACCCCTGGCCAATGACTTCATCTCACAAGCGGTCGTCTCTCGACCGTGACGCAACCTTTTACGCTCCGAAGGTCTCCTGCTTCGCGTGCTACGACACTGGCATTGTCACCAATGGCGACGGGCTCCTGAACCATTACTTGCCCGATTACGACGCCGAAATTATCGACGGCAACATCCATCGGCATGGTGGCTCAGACTTAGCCGTTATCTGTCACTGCGTTGCCGCTTACGAGGCCCAGGACTTCGATGCCCAAACAACTCGCGCAGGGTTTCGTGATTCCACAGGTGTTCGCGCAACTGACACGAATGGCCGTCAACAACCCATAGGCGTCAACGTTGACAAGGACACCATCCGTGACATCCACCGTCAACGTCGTGCCAACTGGGAGGCCACTGCCCGTGACATCAACTCGTTAAGACAACAAGTCCGCACTGGCCTCAAGCCACTCCTGCCTGCATACATTGCTGACGTGAAAGAGCAGCTTCAAAACGTAGAGCAGCTCCTACCTTCAATCGACTGAATGAAACTCCACACAGTCAGGCAACGGCCTGTAATCTTTCGCCTGCAAACGCTTCTTGATCAATCTTTGGCTGTATCGCGTGCAGTTCTTGATAACACCCTCGAAGATGTTGAGCCCTTACCTGAATCAACTTATGAGTTTATTTCGGGCCAACTAAAAGAAATTGATCAAATTCTTCGCCTTTCCGCTCATGCATTGCCCGAAATGCCATTCGCTTCGCATATCAGTTGTGAGCACCAAGAGAACTGTTGAAGGCCCCTACGAAACAGTCCGCCGCCGCCATTGCAATACCTGCGATTACAGGTGGTACACCGCGCAGGAACCAGAGGTCAATATTGGCCCATATTTGCACTGGATAGGTGATCGAGTAAAAATTCCTCAGTAAAAAATTAACTGCATTTTTTGCATTTTCCCTAATGGCTAAAGTCACAATCAACCTGAAACAAGACCAGCTAGACGCTTACAAACGCATCGCTGAGCAAAATCAAAAACCGCTTTCACACGTCGTTATTGACCACTTGACCAATTCAGACTTCAAGCCCTCGACCTCGCAGCTTCACAAGGCCGCGACCGAAGTTCATCACAGATACAAAGGTTTCCTCTCACGCGATCAGGCGTTCCATATAACCTCTGTCGCCATTAATTCACTTCACCAAACTTCCAAGCCCTGTTAACGTCAGGGCATGGCTGCTAAATCGACCAATATTCAGGTAGATGAGCGGATAAATACCGTTTACAAGCTCTTATTGGAAGGCAATAGCAGAACTCAAATCCTGCAATATGGCGCGGACGCCTGGGGCCTCAGCACTCGCCAGCTGGAGGAATACATCAAGCGGGCCCGTGATCATCAGCGCCTGGACGCTGAGCTAGAGCGGCCTGAGTGGCTTCACGAATCGCTCTGTGCCCTGAAAGATATCCAACGAAAAGCCACCACAAAAAGCCAATACAGCACAGCCCTCAAGGCCATCGAGTTGCAGGCCCGACTTCTGCGCTTCGAGATGTCATGAGTTTGGTTGACGACATCTGCGAGGCCGTGCCGCTTACGCAGTTCGCTACGCCTCCTTCTGCTCAAGACACCAACGAAATCCTTCGTCGCATCAAAGCTGATCTGCACCCTGGTCAGTTGGCGTTTGTGGAAGACACGCAAACCGAGATCCTGGCGCTGACTGCTGGCTATGGCGCAGGCAAGACGACGGCGCTGGCTGCAAAAGTTCTGACCTTGGCGATCCTCAATCAGGGCTACACCGGCATTGTGATGGAGCCGACTTACCCGATGATTCGCGATATTTGGAAGGCTACTTTCGATCGGTTCCTGGATCATTACGGCGTCCCGTACACCTACCGCACTAGTCCGCTTCCGGAATACACCTTGCACCTGGGTAAACCAACAACCCTGCTGTGCCGCTCAATCAAGAACGGGAACATGACCGCAGTAGGCGTGAACGCCGCGTTCGCTGTCTTTGATGAGGTGGACATCTTGCGCCTGGTCGAAGCACAGAGCGCGTTTGAAAAAATCTTGGGCCGTTTGCGTGAAGGCAACGTTCGGCAATTCGCTGTGGCCAGCACGCCTGAAGGTTTTCGCTGGTTGTTCCAGCAGTTCGGCAAACCGGAGATGCAGCAGCGCCAAGATCGCAGGCTCATTAAGATGCGGACGGAAGAGAATCCACACCTTCCCCCAGACTTCATCGAACGGCTGCAGCAGAACTACGACTCCGCCAGCCTTGCCGCTTACTTAAATGGTGAGTTCGTCCTTCTAAACAGTACGCAGGTATACGACCGATTTGATCGAGCGAAGCACGTCATTAAGGCGGCCCCGGTCAATCTCGACAACGAACCGCGTCACTGGGGAATGGACTTCAACATTGGGAACTGCAACGCCGTTTGTGGGGTGCGCTTAGGGCAGCAATTTCTAATCATTGACGAGTTAAAAGCCCATGACACAGATCAAATGGCTGCAGAAATCAAGCGACGATGTGCTCACGTTTCTGCCCCTATATATGTCTACCCAGACGCATCAGGCGCAAGCCGCAGCACTAATGCCGCGAGAACAGACATTGAGCTGTTGCAGTTGGCCGGACTCTCAGTCGTTGCCGGTCGTTCCAACCCTCTCATCCGTGATCGGGTGGCTGCTGTTCAAGCTCTGCTGGAGAACGGAAAGGGTGAGGTCAGGCTCCAGGTGCTTAAGAAGTGCGAAAGGATGATTGAGTGCCTGGAGTTGCAGAGCTATTCAGAGCGCAACCCAGAGGAGCCTGATAAGGAAGCCGGATACGACCATCTCAATGACAGCTTGGGTTACGCAGTCTGGGCTCTATACAACCCGCTACATGTTCGGGCTGGGCGTGGCACTGGAATCAGAGTATATTGATTGCAGAACCGGCTATGGCTTACGAGCTGCCGGGTCAAAGTCCACGGGACAGAACTCACCAGGGGGCCGAGTTACCCCCAGCTCTTCGGAGCGGTGACCGCTGTCTAGTCAATTTGGATCGGGTCGGGGTTCGCCCTAGACGCTGTGTTCTCCCCTTCCAGTTGAATATTGAGAGGGGCAGGCAACTGCCCCTTTCTTGTGTCTGCAGTTCTCTCGATTAATATCAAATTATTGGTAGGGGCTTAGCCGTGTATTCATCTGGGATTGGTGGCGCTAAGCGTGTTGGCAACGTCAGCACTGTTGATTCGCCTAACCAGGCGTACATGAACATGGCCGACCATTGGAGCCTTCTGGAAGTCCTGTTATCGGGCACTTACGGCCTTCGGAAGGGTCACAGAAAATTCTTGCCGCAGTATCCACGAGAAGACGACCTCAGCTATGACAATCGTCTAAAAATCAGCTGTCTCAGCCCTTTCTACGCTCGCATCGAAAAAATGTTGGCGGGCATGTTGACCCGAAAGCCGGTCAGATTGACTGACGTAAGTGACACGATCACAGAGCAACTGTTCGATGCAGATTTGCAGGGAAACGACATCACTCAATTTCTCTATGAGGCAACAAGAATCTGCCTGCGATATGGACATGTCGGTGTTTTGGTTGATGCTGCGTCTGATGGCAGCGGCAGGCCGTACTACGTTCGCTATGCGCCCAGGGACATCCTTGGCTGGCGAAGTGAAATTATTGATGGCGCACAGAAGCTGACCCAACTGCGTTTATTTGAAACGATTACTGAGCCTGACGGTAAATACGGAGAGAAGGTTGTTGAGCAAGTTCGAGTCCTTACTCCTGGTGCTTACGAGATTCACCGCAAGGAACAGGACGGTGAGTTCAAGCTGTTCGACGAGGGCACAACCACTGTCAAAGATATTCCGTTTGCGGTGGCATATTCCAACCGCGTTGGCGTGCTTGAGTCGCGGCCACCAATGAATGACATTGCAGAGCTGAACCTCAAGCACTATCAAGCCAGCTCTGATCTCAGCAACCAGTTGAGAATCAGTGCAGTGCCTTTCTTGGCCATCTACGGAATGCCGCCTAGCGCGGAAGAAATAACGGCTGGCCCATCGGAGGCCATGAGCCTGCCGACTGATTCCCGAGTCGAGTTTGTGGAGCCATCCGGCAATAGTTATGAGGCGCAGTTCAAGCACCTGGACCGGATCGCGGAAGAGATCAATACGCTGGCGTTGGCCAGTGTCTTGGGCCAGAAGCTGTCAGCAGAAACGGCAGAATCCAAGCGCATTGACCGGAGCCAGGGCGACAGCACCATGATGCTGATCGCTCAGCAAATGCAAGATCTGCTCGACAACTGTTTGCGTTTTCATGCCGAGTATTTGAACGAAAGCCAGCCAGGTACGGCCTACGTCAATCGGGACTTTATGGGTCAACGTTTGCAGCCCCAAGAAATACAAGCATTGCTGCAGCTTTACACTGCCGGGACTATCACCCAGAAAACCTTGCTTGAAGAACTCAGCAAGGGAGAGGTGCTTGATGATTTGGATGTTGAAGAAGAGCTTGAGGCGCTTGAAATGGGCGGTCTTTCAGGCACGCAGGAACCTGAACCAAAAGAGGAGCAGGAGCCAGAAGAAGATGAAGAAGATACGCTGCCAGAAGAGGATGAGGACGTAGAAGATGTGGCGGAATAAACCGGAACGTCGAGAGCGAAACCTATTTGTGTTTCAGGGCAGCTGTGTGGGCCCACATTTTGGGATCGTGAGAACTACTTGGTACGACAACGGCAAAATCAGCGGGATACAAGAAACAAAGCTGAGGGAGAGCCCCGACTGGGTGATCAATACAGCCAAGTTCACCGCAGTGGTTGGCACAGCATTGCGCGAAGGTGCTGACGTGTCTGTTTATGTGGATTGTGACCCTGCCGAATTGGGCTTGGAGGGCACGTGACCGCATCGCCTAGTGCTGGGGAACAGCGCAAATTCCTAGCCAACACCATCAAGCCTGGTGGCGTTGCGGGTGTGCCTGAGAGCTACTACCGCAAGGCGTTGGATCTGAACCGTTTTAGCAATGGCGTTGCCAACAAGCTCCTGGAGTCTTACCGGCGGCAGATCGTCAAGGCGGTGCGGGAGCTAGAGCGCATCGACAAGATGCCCAGCAGCAAAAAGCCGCAGTTCAAGGCTGCACGGATGCGAGCCCTGATCAAGCAAAACCTGGACGCCATGAAGAAGTGGTCTGGACAAAGCATCAATGAGTTGATTCAACAGCTGGACGGTTTGGCAGATGTTGAGGTTGCGTTTGCCAGGGCGGAGCTGCAACGGGTAGTGCCTGCAGCGGTCAAGACCCAGGTGCGAACGGTCGAGGTCACTGAGTCTTTTGCCAAGGCTGTAGTGAAAGCTGATCCACTGGATGTGGGCACCAACCTTTTGCAGGACAGCTTTGAGGAGGCAGTGAAGGGGCCCGGTTCAGTGTTGAAACTGACGGCACGGCAGGGCGCTGTAATCCGGATGCCTGATGGCACCAGCATCGTGAAAGCATTTCGCGGTTTAGCTGAACGCCAAGGCGAGTTGTTCTCGCGTGCGGTGCTGGATGGCCTGCTTACGGGTGAAAGCACAGAGTCGATTGTTAGGTCTTTATTTGGTGAGCTGGGCTTTTCAACTGAGGCGCTGACCCCAAGGCAAATCGCATCGGCCCAGCAGGGCAACGCCTGGAAGATGGCCAAGCATCAGGTGCGGACGTTGGTTAGGACCAGCGTTAATGCCACGTCAAACGCTGCAAGCCTGCAGGTTTATAAGGCCAATCCAAACCTCACGAAAAAGTACAGATGGATTGCCACGCTGGATAGCAACACCACGGCGATCTGCCGAAACCTGGATCAGAAGGAGTTCTTTTACGGCAAAGGGCCAACACCGTCAAACCCACCACATTTCGGTTGCAGATCTACGACTGTGCCGGTGATTGATTACGCGGGCGCATCGAAGAAATTTGGGATCGATATTCCACCACCTAGTTCAAAGATTGGCTATCGCCCGACTAAAGAGGGCACGCCGTCTAGTGCAGACCCCAAAGGTGGCCGGGTGCCTGTAGGCACCAGCGCAGCACAGCACCTATACGACCTACGGGGCACGACTAAGGCGGGCAAGAAATCAAGGTTTGATGCCAGCCCTGCCCAGGCCCGGATGCTGAACGGTGGCAAGGCAACGCCTGGGGCATTTGAGAAGGCTCGTTATTACAACCGGTTGGCTGACCGATATGGCCCAGATGGTGCCATGAAACGGTTTATGCGAGAGGACGGCTCAGAGGTGAGCCTTAAACAGCTGCGTTCCCGCTATGGGGAGCCAGACAAGATCACAAAGAGCAAGAAAGCTGCGGCCACTAAAGCGAAACCTAAAACAACGCAGGATCTGCGTGATGAGCTGGCACGGGCCAAGGCAAAGACAGCAGCGACCAAAGCAGCCGCAGATAAGGCCAAAGCAAAAGCTGACAGAACAAAGCGTGAGCTTGATGCTGAATTACGAAAACAGCAAGAGGCTTCACTGCAAAACAAAGGCAGGCAATTACTTGCTGATGTGGCCCCTGAGATCAACAGCTTTGCAAGTATTGAGAGGAAGGCTGTGCGCGTTATGCAGTTAAGAGCCGAGCGAGTGGCAGCAGCAACCAATAAAGAAGATCGTTTAGCTGCAATGGAGAAATACGCCCAATCTCGGAAAATTCAGGAAAGAGCGAATATGAAGCTCAAGCCAGCCATGGCAAAAATCCGTCAGGCCATGCTCAAGACTGATCTAAATAAGTCTGAGCAAAAAAGACTGCTCAGCAATGTGGCGTTTGACCCAATGGATTGGGGCACGGGCCGCAAGTTAAAGGCTCTAATGAACGAGCACAAAGAAATTGCTACAGAGTTCATTCAGATGTTTAACGGCAAAGGCTTTGACACCTACGAAGGCAGACTGGGCGCTGCAAAAATTGAACCATCCTTGTTTGGGCGTGGATCGTATAGCCCAAGCACTCGCCGCGTAAGCGTCCGTTTGAACTCAAAAGAAAACATGTTTCATGAGCTGATGCACGTTGTTGAAATGCAGAGGCCACAGGTCTTCAAACAGGCGAGCGACTTTAGGTTGAAAAATGCCTACGCGAGTAACAGCAAGATGCTGCCAAAAGACTTGCGGCCAAAGGCGCTAAGGGAAAAAGACGGCAAGCCGTTATTCAAGTTGCGCGATATTTCAGAACTTGATTATGGAGAGCAGGAAATTGCTTACAAGGATGATTTCCAAAACGTGTATATGGGCAAGGTTTATCCAGATGGAGCAAACGCAACTGAAGTTCTGACAGTTGCTGCTGAGAGCTTTGTAAGCGCAGATCGCATGTCAATGCTGGCGCGTAAGCACCCAGAGTTATTTCAGATCATGGTTGGCCTGAGTCAAACAGGGCGTTTTGATTAAGGGATAGCCCCTTTGGGGTAGTTGCTCAGCTCCTTTTTGACTTGTACTAGGTCTTCAACGTCAATATCAACAGCCTTTCTGTCGTACTTGCTCAAAACGGCTGCGAAGACATCGCTTACAAAACAGTCGTTTGGGTCGAAATAGTGCCCAAAGGCCCCGTGTAGGCCAAGCCTCTGCAAGTCACGCCAATACATCAGGGCGTCTTTTCCGCCCGATGCGGTGACTTTGGTGCCTTCATGCCTGAGCACAAGGCGACCAAAACCGTTAGTGACAACTATTTGGGACATGTTCGCAACATAGCCTGTTGAGAAAAAATCTGGCAAAAGTTAAGCTAGATGTGCTGTTAGGGCCTGTCCCATGCAACTTCACAGCAAGTTCCAGTTCAAACCGACCACAGAAGAGGCCCCGGCTTGCCCTCCAAAAAAGCCCACTGCTAAGAAAAAAGCAGCTAAAACAGAAGCATCCAAGGAGGACAGCTGATGCCTAGTTACAAAGGCCCCATGAAGCCCCAGAAACCTGCGGGCAAGAAAAAACCCAAGAAGAAAAAGAAGTAATGGCCAAAAAGCGGCGGCCACCAAAGGACAAGGCCACTGGCCTGCCGAAGAAGTACCTGTCGGGCGCTAAAAACCGCGCTGCTAAGGCCCGTGAACTCAAGCGCACCGCCGAGGCCTATAAGCGCGGCGAATCCATCGACATCAAAGCCGTTTCTGCATCGAGGACTAAGCAAGGTGGCACCAAAAAGAAAACCACTAAGCGAGGCAACAAAGGCCGCGCTCAAAAAAAAGGCCGATAAGTCCAGGTTCACACTTGGGCAGCTATCTGCTGTCTATCGCCGTGGCCAAGGTGCTTATCTGTCAAGCGGCTCTCGTAACGTCTCCATGCCCGCTTGGGCGATGGGTCGTGTGAATAGCTTTATTTCTGGCAAGGGCGGCGCACGAACGGCAGACGCTGACCTTTTGAAAAAGAAGAAGAAAAAGAAGTAATGGCCAATATTGAGAAAGGAGGCCACCGTTTTGAGGGCCTCAACAAACCGATCATGACCCCAAGGCACCCCAAGTATGCGGCTGCTGTTGTGGCCAGTGTGGATGGCAAACAAAAGCTAATTCGATTCGGACTACAGGGCGCTGATCGTTTCCCCAAGCGTGACGGCGAGAGCAAAGCCGACGCAGAGAAACGCAGCAACTGGAAGAAACGTCACTCCCAAAACATCAAACGTGGGCCAATTTCTGGCGCTTACTGGGCGAACAAGTTTCTTTGGTAGTACATTTGGGCTGCAATTAACCTTACGGGTTATTTATGTCTGAAGATCAACTGCAAGAGGCTACGCCTACAGCAGACACTAATGAATTGGATCTGCTTAAAAGCAGTGTCGAAGCATTAGAACGCAAAAATCACGAGCTGATTGGTAAATTAAAAAAATCCAAATCAGTGCCTGAAGGCATCGATGTCCAAGAGTTGATGGACTTCAAGGCAAAAGCAGAGCAAGAACAACTGGAATCAAAGGGCAAATACAGCGAAGCACTACAAGCCAGAGAGCATCAGTTCCGCGAAAACAGCACCAAAAAAGATGAACGCATCGCAGAGCTGGAGGCCCGTGTACGTGACCTTGAGCTGACTGCGCCTGCGGTCAGTGCCCTGTCAGACGTTGTGCATGACCCTGATTTGGTCATGCGGAATTATTTGAAGGATAAGGAAATCCAGCAGGGCAACAATGGCCCGGTGGTGGTTGATGGCTATGAGCGAATTCCTGTCGCTGACTGGGCTCGTAACAACGTGCCGGAATGGGTGCAGAAGGTTCCTAAGCCCCAGGGCGGTGGCGCACCTGCAGCGCGTAGTGCATCGAGCGGTGGCCTAGATCCTGATTTGCTGCGTGACTTGACCGTCGGCGGCATCAATCGCGGCATTAACATGTCAGCCCTGGGTGAAATTATTAGAAAGCACCCTGAAAATTGGCAGAATTACAAAGCTGAAGCGGAAAGACGTTTGCGCGAGCGTTAATATGAATCAACTGGCAACGCTACGCCGAGCCAATCGGGTTACGCCCACACCGTAAACACTACTTCAGGAGATCATGGCCACCCTTCGGTCAGATTTGATCATCCCCGAGGTATTTAGCCCTTACGTCATCGAAGAATCGACCCGTTCCGACGCATTTTTGCAGTCGGGTGTGGTGCAACCGATGGCCGAGCTGAATACTTCCGGCGATGGCAGCGGAGACTTTGTTTCCGTGCCTTTCTATAAGGCAAACCTTTCAGGCGACTTTGAGGTGCTGACCGACAGCACGTCATTAACACCAGGCAAAATCGAGGCAGATCGCCAGATTGGCGTGCTGCTTCGTAGAGGCAGGGCTTTTGAGGCAAGAGATCTTGCGGCATTGGCATCTGGCTCTGACCCGATTGGAGCGATTGGCCAGAAAATGGCCCGCTATGTAAACCACCAAAAGCAGAAGGATCTTGTTTCCTGCCTGTCTGGTGTCTTTGGCTCGCTGAATAACAACTCTTCCAGCAGTGCTTTCTTTGGCCTGTCCTTGGATTCTGAGTCTGGTGATTCACCGACCTCATTGACACCTGGCCACGTCGCACGCGCCAAAAATCTTTTGGGCGACCAAGGCGACAAGTTGGCCGCTGTGGTCATGCACAGCGCGACTTATTACGAGCTTGTCGAAAGGCGTGCCGTGGATTTTGTTGCGGCAGCTGATACCACTGCAGGCGCAACCGCAAGCGGTGGTTCGCTTGAGGGTGCCTTTGGCAATCCCACTGTTCCGGTCTTCATGGGGATGCGGGTTGTCGTCAGCGATGACGTGCAAACCACAGGCAGCGGCGCTTCCACGGAGTACGCCGTTTACTTCATGACTCAGGGCGCTGTCGGCGGTTCTGAGGTCACGGCGCTCAGGACCGAAACTGACCGTGACATATTAAGTTTGTCAGACGCGCTTGCAATTTCGCTCGGGTACTGCTACCACCCGATCGGTGCCAAGTGGGGCGTGACCACGGTCAACCCAACTCGCGCTCAGCTGGAAACCGTGGGTAACTGGTCGCAGGTGTACGAAACCAAGAACATTGGTATCGTCCGCGCGACAGTTATTAGCTCCCTTGATTAACCCAGGAGGTAATTAACCATGGCATCCATTTTTGAGGCAACAGCGGGCAAACTCATTGGCCCGACCACTGGCGGCACTGTGACCCAGGCCACCAACAAGACGACCGGCGTAACGATTAACGCTGCATCCGGTCAAATCACCATGAACGGCGCTGCCCTTGGTGCAGGCGCTGAAGCCACTTTTGCTGTCACTAACAGCGAGGTGGCCGCAACAGATGTTGTCGTTGCTGTTCACGGCTCTGCCGGAACTGCTGGCAGCTATTTGGTGCAGGCAAGCACGATGGCGGCAGGTTCTTTCAACCTGACCGTTTCAAACGTGTCTGCTGGCTCGCTGTCAGAGGCGATCGTCATCAACTTTGTTGCGCTTAAGGGCGCTTCTAGCTGATGGCTTTGTTCGCTTTTAAGCGACTTAGGGAACAGCAGGCTGCCGCGCAAGCGGTGGCCTCTGCCCCTGCTAAGACTGAACCCAAGACCACCACCCGCAAGGCCAATGGCAGTAACAATCGTCGCAACAGCGGGCGGGGCAAGCTCGAACAGCTACATGACGCTCGCGGAAGCTGACGCCTACGTTGACGCCATGGTGCTGGGCACTGATGCGAACAAGTGGGGCTCAGGCAACGCTGATAGTCGCAACCGTGCGCTGACAGCTGCCACACAACGGCTTGACCGTGAAAGATTTCTAGGAGCCAGGGCAACCGACACGCAGGCGCTTGAGTGGCCGCGTACAGGTGTCAGAAAGCCTTCGACCTATATCAATACCTACGCAACGGGTTTTCCTTTTCGTATCGCCGATGATTTCTTCACCGATACAGAGATCCCCCCGCAGATTAAACACGCTCAGATTGAGTTAGCGGTTTACCTGCACAGCAATAAAGACGGCATCAGCCTGGGCGGCCTTGAAGACTTCAAGAGCGTTCAGGTGGGCAGCATTACGGTTGTACCTGATAAGACAGGTTCAGTGGGAGCTGATCGCGTGCCGCCCATGTTTGAAAGATATCTCCACTCCCTTAGAATTAGTGGACCGGGCAACATTTCTGTCAAACGGAGCTAATTCAATGCACATGGGCTGCCAGGGTGAATCAATCACCGGAACAGATGCAAGAACTGGACGCTTTGGGGCGATTCAGTTCAAAGAAGACACGGTAGTTAATTCAATCACTGCGGCTAGCTATACGG